GTTAGGTTCAGCAATGGCTGGAGCCGCAAAGCAGGCGGCCGAATTAAAGAAAGCGCAACAAGAATTAGAGGATAGTCAAGACGGTATCGACATTAAGAATAAGAGAGATGAAACTCAGATTCAAAAATTAATGCTACAATCAAAAAATAGAACTTTATCGGAACAAGAAAGAATTAAACTACTCGATGAAGCTCAGAAAAAAAGTACTGAAATATTCAAGCGAAGTAAAGCGCAAAATGATGAGGAGGTAAAACTAGCAGAAAATAAAATTATAATAGGTAAAAATCTAACTGCAACAGAAATAAAACGCCTTAGAACTGAGGGATCAGCGTACGCACGTCAACTTCAAGATAAAAGACAAATATCAGATGATGAAATAAAAACCCTAACATCTGCATTATTAAAACGTGAGGATATCAATCAACAGGATATTTCAATCCAGGAGAAAGCACAAAACAAAAAAGATACACTCGAAGATGCTGCAATTGCCAAAAAAGAGAAAGCAGAGGAAAAGGCAAAACAGCAACAGGAAAAGAACAGAGCCAGTGTTGAGAAACAACAGGAAAAGGAATTAAAATCTCTTGAAAATATATATAACCTTAAAGTAAAAAAGCAAAAAGATTTCAATGCTGAGTTACTTACAAATGATACGTACTACACTGAACGTATCGGGATGATTGAGTCAAATTGGAATGATGAAAAAAAGATAATTGACAAAGAGCTAGCATATAAAAAAATCAATGCAGAGGAGGCCACTCTTAAATATGTAGATGCCGAAAAGAAAAAGAATGACTCGATCAAGGAATTGAATAAATCTAAACTTGATACGATAGTTTCATCTCTTCAGTATGAATTACAATTAAATAAATCAAAGAGCGATGAGTTAATCGCTATGTCAAAACAAACTGATTTCCAGAAATATGAAAATACTTTATCTACTATAAAAAAGGAAGAGGAAGAAAAGATAAAAGAGCAGAATGCAAAATTATCCTCTGACTCGGAATACCAATCTGAACACGATAGACAGGTAGAACTTATCAGGCAGAATGGGCGAACAGCAACAGCACAGGCTAATGCAGACTGGGAAGAAAAAGAACGTCAGCGAAATAAAGACATTCAAACAACAAACCTAAATAATCAGCTTGCAGCAGTAATAGATAACATCGACCTGGAGTTTCAATTAAAGGCTGAAAAGTTAGAGCAAGAACGAAAACAAGAAATTGAGGCTGCAAAACTAACCGGTGAAAGTGTTGCTCTTATCAATGCGAAGTATGCAAAGCTTGACACTGATTTAGATACTGAAAAATTCAAGGCTAAGTTTGAGTCAATTAAAAAGTATGCTGATTCAGTAGTAGGGATTCTTAGTGGAGCGAACGATCTAAACAAAGCCATTGAGGCCGGGCAACTACAAGATGCCGAGGATGCCAATACCAAAAAGATTGCTGATTTAGACTCAAGACTCAAGAAAGGATCAATCAGTCAAAAAGAACATGATAAGCAAGTTGCTGCATCAACGGCTGATCTTGACAAGAAGAAAGCAAAGATAACACACGATGAGGCCGTAAGGGAAAAGGAACTGAATGTCGTAAAGGCAATTATCAATACAGCTTCAGCGGTAGTTGAAGCATTGCCAAACATTCCTCTATCAATTGCAGTAGGCTTAGCCGGGGCTTTAGAGATTGGGACAATTGTCGCTACTCCAATTCCAAAGGCATCCCTAGGTAATGTATTCAAAGGAAACTCTCACGCGCAGGGAGGAATACCAGTCGAAGTAGAGGGAGACGAAATGATACTTACTAAAGGCGTATATCGTAACCCGGCGCTTAGGCAGATGGCAAGTATGATTAATGAGATGGGCGGAGGGATCCCATTGGGAAGCAAAAGCGCAAGTACAATATTCGCAAGCGGAGGAACTCCAAAATTTACAAACGATGGAGGTTATACGGCTCGAAAATCAAACGAGTCAAGCGGTATAAGTAAAGAAGACATTCAGGACGCTATGGAGCGAGCAGTCGCAAAAATAAATGTCAGGATAGCAATCGAGGATATTAGGAAAGCAGATCAGAACTACACCGATGTGCAAGCGAGGGGAACTTTTTAATTTTTGAAGTTGTGATAATTTGTTGATGGAATGGCTGGGCTGAGAAGTTCGGCCATTTTTATTTAGCGATGTTGTAAGAATTTTTACAAACATTAATTTTTAAACACCTCTATTTTTGTGAAAAATAGAGACAATGAAAGAGATTAAAGTTTACAAACCGATTGACAAAGAAGACATATTTTGGTCTTGGTTGACCGATATGGACGGGGGAGAGTCTTTCTCTTTTTCTGCTGATACGATCCACAAAATATTTGATGAAAATCCAGAGGAAACTGAGTTCAAATTTAATATAAACTGTGATGGCGGTACAACCTCTGAGGGGTTAAGGATTTATGATGTACTCCGGACTTCAGGTAAAACTCTATTTTGCAATGTTGAGGGAGGTTGCCACTCTATGGCTATTGTCCTACTATTGGCAGCACCAAAAGAAAATCGTACGGCAAACCCAAATAGCCGTGCATTAATTCACGAAGTACGTGGTGGTTCATGGGACTATTTGAAAGCCGATGAATTAAGAATTTTAGCCGATGAGATTGATAGAGAGCAAAACGCTATTCTTGACATTTACGAAGAAAGAACCGGCTATGATAGAGCGACTCTTGAAACTCTCATGAAAGAAGAAAAGCAACGCACAGCCTCAGAGTTGCTTCAATACGGATTTATTTCAAAAATAAATACTTACAGTACTAATTTAAAACCCAAAAACCAAATGACAAAACCAACTGGAAAGGTTCAGGAGTTACTCAACAAAGCCAAAGAGCTAGGTAAGAGTATCACTAACCTATTAGAGGGAGGCGAACCTGTGAACTTCGAGTTCAAGGATGCCGATGGTATGGTATTGTTCACAACGGAAAAAGAGGATGACAGCATCGCTGTAGGTGATGCTGCCTCTCCCGATGGAACATACGAACTACCCGATGAAAGAACGGTTATCGTTGCCGGTGGAGTTGTGACAGAAATCACAGAGCCGCAAGCCGATGCAACCGAAGTGGAAAACCTTGTAGCCGAAAATCAATCATTGAAAGATGAATTGCTTAACGCTCAAAACCTGATCACTGAAATGAGTAACGAGCTGAATAAACACGTTACAAGCAATTTCGTGGCAACTCCTAGAACCCGCGTTCCTGGAAAGCAAAATACAAAAGCCCTAACGGCTGAAGAATTGAAAAACGAGGCTCGCGAAAAACGTGCCGTAATGCAAGGAGGAAAGAAATAATGGCAACACCAGTATTAGATTTTACAAAATTTACCTTTAGCGCTGAAGAAATCAGAGCCGTAAAGGAGTTGCTATGGGACGAAGTGATTCAAGCTCCTGAAGTTTCTTTGATACACACAATTTTCGAGGGAATTGAGTATGACAAAGAAATTGGGTTCATTGGTAAAGGCGGTTTAGTTGGGGTAGCTCAGCAAACTGGCGATGGTGATCCAGTAGCACAAGCCTACTCTATCAGTACGCGCAAAATCAAATGGACTCCTAAAGGTTGGGAAATCCTTATCCACCAAAAACGTGTCGATATTGAAGCAACAGCAGCTGTTTACAGCATGAAAACTGGAACTTCTTACAACGACTTCACATCAAGCGATTACATGAATATTATCCTTGAAGCTTTGGCAACATCGGTAAAGGATTTCATTATCCGTTTGTTTTGGTTCAACGATACCGCTGAGGATAATATCGCCAATGGTGGTAAATTGACAGCCGGGATTGATAAGAAGTACTTCACCATGATTGATGGCTTCTGGAAACAATTGCTTTTGCAAATCACCGTTAATCCTAAACAAAAAGTAGCTATCGCTGAGAATGCAGCAGCTACCTATGCACTGCAAGAACTTGCTCCGGCAAGTGCAAAAACTGCTTTGCAAGGATTGAGATATAAAGCTCCTCTTCAGACGCGTAATTCAAAAACTGCAATGATCCTTTGCACTCAAACTGTATATGATGCTTACGAGCAATCTCTACAGGGAACGGTAATTGAATCAATGTACACAAACTTGACTGAGGGCGTAAAAGTTCTGAAAATTGGTGGTATTCCATTGTTCCCAGTTCCAACCTGGGATGCCATGATCGGGGAGTTTTACGATACAGGTGCAAAATTGAATAACCCTCACCGTGCTTTGTTCATTTCGAAAGACTTGTTAGCCGTTGGTGTTGATTCAATCAGCTCATTTGGAGATATGAAAGTTTGGTACAACGATGACCAGCGTAAGGTGAAAACTGAAGCAATGGGAAAAGCGGATGCTAAGATTCTGAATCCTGCATTTTTTCAATTAGCAATCTAACAAAAAAATCTGATCCTTAAAGCGGGCTAACTTGATTGTTTAGTCTCGCTTTAAGGAGAAGAATTAAAGAAAGGAGAAAATTATGGATTGTTCAGAAATTACATCAGGATTAGTTGCAGTGAATTGCGACAAAGCATCTGTAGCCGGAACAGGCGGAAAAGTTCGTCTGATCAGCTACTCAGATATCAACAGGGACTTATCTACTATTGTAGATGGAGTAATTACGGCTATCGTTCTCAAAGCTGGTAAAAAGGCTTATGATTTCGAAACTGTAGATAACTCAGTAGATGGAGATAGCTCACTTGCAAAAGGCACATACATTTCAGATTTTGATCATAGTCTCATGCTTCGCGTGTTTGCAAAAACAGAAGCCGGTAAGAAGTTTGTCAACAAAATGAAATTGGCCCGCGTAGTTGCCGTTGTCGACAACAAAGAAATTGGTGCAGCCGGTGAAGTGAAGTACGAAGCTTACGGATGGGATGCCGGTCTTGAACTTATGGAAATGAAGTCAAGTACTGCAATGGCAGACAAAGTAGTTTATGAATTGAAAATTGGATCAGGAGCTAAATCGAAAGAAACCTCTCTTCCAAAATCAGTATTCATAGACGACTTGACAACTACTGAGGCTATGTTGGCTGCATTAGTCGCATGATCAGTAGGCTAAAAAAACTACAAGAAGAAAGTAATCAGTTTGCTAATCCCAGTGAACTGATTACCTCTTTAAAAACAAATCTTGCATTGCGAAATGAAATCGAGTTCTTAAGCAAAGCAATCTTTCACAAATCAGTAAGCGGATGTAGTAACTGTTACTTCGATGCTTATATTCAATTGAAATCTTTAAATATTAACACTGTAATGGAAAAAATTAAATGTCTCTTTTTGCTTTTGGCAGGTGCATTATTGCATGATGTCATCAACCAGGATAACGATCTTCTTTGCTCGAATGCTAATATCACAGATGATTTAGCTTTGTACCATTTGAAAACAAATCCCGGATGTCGTAAGTACTTTCAAGAACTGCCAGAAAACGTAGATGAGTTGATAGCTGCTTATGTTTTGCCCGGTGATGAGCTTTCAGATGAAGAAAAGGCCTCCGCCTTAGAACTTCAGAAAGAAGTTGAAGAAAACTTTGTTTCTCAGATCGTAACCCTTTTGAAAAATAACGTCACAAAAACAAACATTAAATCAACATTCAAAAATGTTGAAAATGTAGGTTCGGTAAAACTAACTCAACGTTCGTTAGACGCTTTCATCAAACGTGCTAATGCTATCTTTTTAGCTATTCCTCCAGCCTCGGACGCATCGACTGAGAATTCAGAAACTAATGTCGACACTTCAGAAACTGAAGACTTAGAAAACACCGAAACGCAAGTTTAAAACAAAGGTCTGTACTATTTTATGTACAGACCTTAATGCCTAATTAGCTCAGTTGGTAGACCTATTCATTTGTAATGAATAGGTCGGGGGTTCGAGTCCCTCATTAGGCTCTAAATTTTTACCATGAAAGCAACTACACTTAAGAGAGATAACAGATTTGCACTCAGGAACGATAAAGGCCTAGGGGTTCAATCTTACGGAGACTCAAACGACTACCCTCAACAGGTTATGGAAATAGTCAACGCGTCAGGAACCGGTAAGGCTTGCGTTGGTGTATATGCAAAATTCATCAGTGGGAAAGGCTTCGAGGATGTTGATCTGTACAAAAAAATAGTAAATCGATTTGGCCATACAAATGACTATATCTCTGATCAGATATCAAAAGATTTTGCAGAGTTTGGAGGGTTCGCTATTCATGTAAATTATAATGCAAACTTTCAAATATGCGAACTTCAACACATCCCATTTGAACAATTACGATTTAAAGCACTTGATCCAGATTCAGGTTATTTTGACAAGCTAGCCATACACCCTGATTGGGGGAGACGGTTTTTAAATTTGCGCAAGTGGAAAAAGGACGATATTAAGTTTGTCGACTTTTTTAATCCGGATCCGGAAGAAATAAAAGCACAAGTGGATGAATCTAAAGGATGGGCTAACTATAAAGGACAAATTCTTTATTTCTCAAATGAGGGAGAAAGGGTTTACCCTCTACCAATTTATGATGCAGTTCTGACAGATATGAATACAGAAGAGGGGATCTCTAACGTATCAAATCGCAATGCTCGTAATAATTTTATGGCAGCCGGTATGCTGATTGAAACAGTCGATGATAATGAAAGTGCAGCTAACATAGAACCAGGGGATAGCGAATCAGAGGACGAAAGAAGATTGTCAAGCGGAGAAAGTAGAGAGGATGAGAAAACGGCTACAGAGGTAGCTCTTAAATCATTCCAGGGAGATGAATCTGCATGCAAGATTATGCATGTGACAATCGGAACAGGAGAGACAGCGCCGGTATTTACTTCTTTCAAAGGTACTAATTACGATAAGGAGTTTAATGTAACCCTTACAAGCTCTCAGTCAAATATTGGTAAGTCATTTAATCAACCACCAATATTGAGAGCAGAAGACGTAGGAGCCAATTTCGGAGCTGATTTAATGCTTAACGCTTACAATTACTATAATTCAGTAACTGAAAATGAAAGGTTGGCAGTAGAGAGAGTGTTCGCAACAATTTTCCAACATT